TCAACGCGACCCGCGGTCACTTACTCGAAGATGAACAGGCAGCTCCAGCGAGCCTGCCGCCTTCTTGAGATAGCCTGGGCTGAAGCGCGCATAGGTCCTATAGGTGGTGCGCAGATCTGAGTGGCCCAGGTACTGGGCGATCTCGGGGATCGGCACCCCATCTTCGGCCATCAGCACCGCCGCCGTGTGGCGAAGAACGTGGGCGCCATCGCCCTTGACCTTCAGGCGGGATTTGACGAATGCGGTCGACACGCCGCGCTTCACATTTCCAACCGGGCCGCCCGCCCACTCGATGACGAATTCCGACACGCCGCCCGCCTTTGCCTCCAGGAGTGCCGCCCGAGCCGTATCATTCATCGGCACCAGTGCTCTCCCCTTCCTCTCGCCGTCATGCCCAGGATCGTGGAGCTGGATCAGCCCACGAGCAAAATCCACCCTATCCCAGGTGAGCTGGAGGATTGCAGTCTTCCTCGCCGCCGTCGTCAGCGCCAGGATCAGGAAGAGCCTGATGTGTGGCATCTCTGCCGCATCGATCAGCGTCTCGACCTCAGCCCGTGTCAGGTGCCGGTCACGCGGCCCGGGCATCTTGGGCACATAGATCGAGGGCAGCTCCTCCAGCTTAATCAGCTTGTTCTTGGCCGCCCAGTTCACGACGGTGCGGACCATGTTCAGCTCGCCATAGATCGTGTGCGGCTTCTTGCCCGCCGCCGCCCGCATCGCTTCGTACTCGCGGCAAATCTTCCGGGTGATGTCGACCGGCCGGAGATGCCCGAAGGTCTCGCCGATGCGCGCATAGACGTGGCGCGGCCGCTCGGCGTCCTTGCCTTCCTGCTTGCAATAGGCGGTGTACTGGGCGTGGAGAGCCTTGAAGGTCTCGACCGGCTCGCCAGTCAGCTTCAGGTGCGACCGCGCGAACGCATGAAGCTCTGTTCGCGCTTCCGCTTCCGTTGCAATTCCAAGTCGATGGCGCCGCCTTTGGCCGTTGACGTACCAGACGACACAGAACTGGTCGAGGAGCCAGCCAAGTCGGTATTCTCCGACGGCGTAAGGCTTGAATGCTGGCCGTTTTCGCCTCGCTCCCACCGCAGCACCTCTTCATACGAAATACGCTTCAAAACACCGCCGAGATGGAAAGCCTTCAGCTCTCCCAGGGCGATAAGCTTATAGATGTAGCTCCTTGAACAGCTCCACCGATCAGCAAGCTGCTCGACGGTAAAGGGTCTTTCCAACATCGAAACCACGTTCCTTCTACAAAAGCTAAAGGCATGGTTTCCCCAAACAAACTTCTCTCGATGCATCGTGTGCCAGGAGCGCATCCGCGCTCGACCGGCGAATTCGTCTATTTCTTTGCGTCTAACTTTTCCTGGAGCGCGTCAAGGGCCATCTCGAAAATGACCGTCAAGCTCTTGCCCAGCTGGTCCGACAAGTCCTGGAACTGCTTCCGCTTCTCCATGGTCGTCTTGACCATGACATTGTGGTCGCGGCGGCTCTTACGTCCCCTGTTTCGCCAGTCGATCACTCCGAACGCCTCGCCTTCCTTCTGGCTTCGCTGCTTCAGCGCGTCCGCCGGGCTCTTGGACAAGTCGATTGGCAGGTTCGGCTTCTCGGCTGTCATTTGCGATCCCCTTCAATGCTTTCCATAAGACGGCGATTTCTTCGGCAGCCGCCTTGTCGATCTCGGGTGCCGTCTTCCCGCTGGTGTCGGCACGCACGTAGGACACACTTTCTGTGATGCTGACCGGCAACCGAGTGCTCCGGCTCGCCAGCAGCATCTGGGCTTCCATCCCGAGCTTCGACCGCTTGTCGACCCGGTTGAGGACATAGAGCACCGCGACGCGCCTCCCAAGCTTGTCGACGATGCCCTCCAGCGCAGCCTGACCCTCCAGATCCTTCGGCGACGCCTGGGAGACCAGGGCAATGGCGTCGGCCGCATTGACCGCGTCCTCGATCACCTGCACCATGGAACCCGGCAGATCGACGATCAGATAGTCCGCACGGATGTCGAAGCGCTCGATCCGCTTCTGCGCTTCAGAGGTCAGCGGCACGCCGCCGACGAGCTGAGGATTGGTCGGACCGCCAGCGCGGCTCCACCATGCCCGCGTGGACTGCTGCGGATCGAGATCGATCAAGAGTACAGTATTTCCGTCATTGGCGGCGTGGACGGCAAGCGCCGCAGCCAGTGTGGATTTCCCTACCCCGCCCTTGCTCGATGCCATCGCAATCACCTTCATGACGACCGCCTGTATAGATCGTTCAAGATGCATCTACATAGCATCTTGAGTGAATAGCGTCAACATCTATCTTGAAACTTTCTTGACTTTTTTTCGGTCGCCTTTTATAGATCGATCTTGCCGCCATTTTTGCATCGATTCGGACCCATTAATGGGCGCGCGAATGGCTGCCGAATTGGCGTGAGGGAGTATGATGGTCCAGGCCATCAAGATCGTGCTGGTGATCGTTGCCGTTACGATAGGAATCGTAAGCGTGGCAATGACTTCAGCCTTTGGCTGGAGCCTGACGCATGGCTGGGAACGGGGGGTCTATGCCGCATCTTTTGGCGCAGCAGACCTGGCCAAATTCATGCTGCCCACGGCAGCTCTTTATTTGTCCGCTCGGGCCGCCTTCAAAACCAGATGCTTCTATCTATTTCTAGCCATTCTGAGCTTCATCGCGCACACCGGCCTGCTGCTGACGGTGAAGGCTACTGATGTGGCTGTTGCAAATACAGCACAGAAGGAAGTCGCCAAAGCCGAGGCCGAAGTCGCCCGAATCAAGAGGCTGATCGAGCCGCTGGAGAAAGCCGAGCCTCGACCGCTCGGCACCCTCAACGGCCTCATCAGCACCGCCGAGCGCGATCCGATCTTCACCGGCGAGGATCGGTCGAACAAATGCACGAACGACACGGCACCCGCCAGCGTCGACTTCTGCAAAGCCTATCTCAACCTGACCGGCGAGCGCACCAACCGCGAGGAATTGGATAAGCTGAACGCCGAGCTTAAGGACGCCCAAGCTAAGGTGCCGACGGGAAGCGGCGGGCCTGATAGCAACAATGTCTTCGCGGAGACGGTCGGCAAAAAGCTCGGCATCGATTCATTCACCGTACTCGTCGTTCTGGCGCTCATCATCTCCGGGATGTTGGAGGGGTGCAGCAGCCAGCTCCTGAGCATCGCGGCCGAGATGAAGCCAAGGGTGGCGGTGCCGACGCCGGCCTCGGAACCCATTTCACAGCCATTAATCGACCCGAATGCATCGATTACCATCGAGATCGAGCCAGAAATGGCGGTCGAGCCGCCGTCAGAGCTTTGCCCGAAAGAGTGGGTGAGCGGTCGCGTCTCGGCGCGGAAGGCCGTCAGCACGCCTTGGGCGGCTTTCCTGGATGCCTACAGGGCCGATGCGGAAGCGCATGGGCTGGCTCCGGCCAGCTCGAATGCGTTGTCTCGCGCCATTACCGATGCAGGGTTCGCTGACCGGACCAGCATCAAGAAGGCGCTGATGATCCCCGGCGCCGCCCTGCGCCCAGCGCGCACCGCCAGCCTATCGGTCGTCAGCCGTTCTTCGGCTCCTCCTGCTCCTTAGGCAGGAGGTGTTCATTGGCGGTCAGCCATTCATTTAGGATGCGGCCAGCCAGATTTGACACGGTCCGCTCCTCGCGGACGGCATGAGCCCTCAGCGCTTCCAGCATTTTATCCGAGACCCTCACGTTCAAGGGAAAGCTCCGCTTGTCCTTAGTCTGCGCCTGCTTGGGTCTGGTGAATCCTGTCATCACCAAACCGTATCGACATAGAAACTGCTAGCGCACCAACTTTGGTGTGCTAACTTGAATTATATAATATCGAAACATATCGGCACCGTCCTATTTTGTATCCTATGGGGGTTAAAACGTAGCAACATGGAGCAGGACAGGATTTTCATGCACGTTCGAGAGGCGTCCATCGCCCTCGAATCCGCCATCGCCACAGCTGGTTTGATCGCAGAATCGAAGTTGGCCGACACCCTCGTCCTGAGCCAGTTGTTGATCTTCCTGGATGACGCGCTCACCGCACTCAGCGCGGTCACGAGCCCCCAGGACGAGCCATCAGAGGCCGTCCAGCTGCCTCCGCCGGCACCACCCATTCCCATCCCGCACGGCGGCGGGCGGGTGCCGGGTCTCAGGATCGTCGACGTGGAGGGCGAATAATGGTCGTGACCAACATCCTCATCATCTTCGCGGTCGGTTTCCTCGATCCGCTTCACATCGCGCTCGGCTTGGGTGCCGGAGCCTTCATGCCCTCGACAGCACGGGATCTCGGCTGGGCATCGGTCATCGTGACCGTGATCGCCTCTGGCCTGTTCATCTTCGCAGTCGCCACCTACGAGGAGACACATGGAAAGCCGATGAACGGCGATTGGCAGCTCGCCCTGTGGGTCGGCCGGATCATGACGATCACCGTGCTGTACGCGGCCGGGAGCCTGCTCAGGCGGTGGTGGATGCAGCGGGCGTAAGCTGCCGCATCCTGGTTCCAGACTTCGCCCGAACTCCGGTCGAAGTCACTTCGCCTGCCCTGCGCAGTCGGCTGCTTGTCCAACTCATCATCGACAATGAGCCGGCCGACCCGGAAATCTCGCGGCTCAATTTTGAGCCGTCAGAAAATCCATACATCCCAGATACTTACGAAGACGACAGGGGCAAGGAACAGCCCATGTTCTGGATGACCGAGGACGGCTTCATGGCGCTGGCTATGCGCTTCACCGCAGCTTCTTCAACGGCACCGTCAGCGCCTTCTCAACGCTCCAGCCGCGCCGCAGTCGCTGGGCGATGGCAGTCTTGCCGACGCCGGTCTTCCGACCCCACTGGCTCAGCGTGAGCGTTTCGCCGCCGAAGCTGATGGGGCGGTTGTCCCGCCGATTGTTGGCGTTCTCCAGCCGCGACTCCCATCGGCAATTTGATTTCGAATAGCCCAGGTCATTGTCGATCCGCCCGAGGTCGGCGCCAGCGGGTCGGTCGCCCATGTCATCACGGAATGCCGCGAAGTCCTCCCAGCGCGGATCGACCGTGATGCCTCGGCCGCCGTAGTTATGATAATTCGAATCCCGTGGATTGCGGCACCTGGCTCGCATGGCCAGCCAGATCCGGTAGATCGGGTGCCGGGACCCACCATGCCTGCTCCAGCGCCGGGCGCAATTCCCGCACGACCGGCTATCCCCGCGCTTCAGCGTGCTGGCGCTTCGGAAAACCTCAGCTCCACAATCGCACCGGCACCGCCAGATGCCGCGACGGACACGAATTTTGCCCGGATGGTATTCGATGGCCGTGAGCAACCCGAAGCGCACGCCGGTGAGGTCGACCCAAGCTGCCATGACACACAGGCATCGTTCTACTCGCAACCGGCGAAATAGTCCGGGTGATGCTCTCTGGTCCAGCTGATGGCGGCTTCCGCAGTGGCACGGGCGAGCGTCCTGGCCATCCTTTCGTCGTCGGCGACCATCCGGGCCACCAGAGCGTCCAGAGCCCGCTGATGCCCGAAGCCGCCCCGCATGTGGTCGCGATATCTGCGGGCACAGAGGCGCCATTGCTCCAGCTCGGCAGCATCTTTGACGGGTGGCATGGGCGCGTTCATGTTCGCACTATGTTCACGGCACCCGCCGTCGTCAACTGGATTTGTGCGGTGCAGCATCGCAATTGTGGCGGACAGTATTCGATTGATGTAAATCTGCAACTATACATTAGCGTGTACACAGCTTCACACAGTATAACGAAACGTAATCATATGACCGTAGATCATCATAAAAAAGACTGCAAAAATCGTCAGTAAAAGTCGTTGCTGAGCTTGACGGGTCCTCTGTTTTGCGATAAATTCGTATCATCGGGCGAGCGGCGGGATTCAACATCCTCCCTCGCCCTTTTGATTCCTCCCCCACGGCCATGACCAAGGCACCGTCCCGACTTCCGTCGGCGCGGCGCTTTGCCGTGCGTGTGGCATGGAGGAGACACAACCGTCCCTGGCAGGGGACGGCCATGAAGCAGAGCAACGGAGTAATGTTATGGCAAATGTGAAATCAGCGCACTGGCTGGACCAGTTCCGTGGTCAGCCGGAAGATGTGCTCGCCGCCCTCATCGCGGCCCGTGACGAGCTGGCGAGGCAGAAGGCCGCCGAAGCCGGCGTAGCCGTCTACCATGCCCGAGCCCTCATCGAGCAAATGCTCAACCGGGGCCTAATCAAATTTACTCTTCGATTCAACTTGCTCGACGAGCTGGACGGCGTCGACGTGCATCACGGCGACATCCTGGCGAAGGGCCGGGCGTTTCGTGAGCTGAAGCACGGCACCATCGGCTGATGGTGAGCAGCCCAGAAACAGAAAGGCCCCGTGTCAAACCGGGGCCTTTCTTCATTCCAAAATCCTGAACTGTGTGAGTGTAAGATGCATCAAAATAAAAGTCAAGCGTCTGACGTTGACGTTAACGTCAGGTCGAGGACCTCTGCCAAATTGGGGAGGACCTCTCGATGAACAAGCTCAACGGCCTGACCCGCAGGCAGCTTATCAAGGCAATCGAGCTGCTCCAGCAGGCATCTGGAGTGCAACTCTACGCCGCCATGTATCCTTCAGGCAGCGGGCGCAACCTCGTCCGTCTCAGCCCCGACGAGATGGCGGACTACGTCACGGACCCGCTTAACTTCTCCGCCGAATATTGGGGCATCACGCCTGAGGACCTGCTGGATTGGAGCAATGCTCATGGGCATGTCGCGTGCCCTGAGACCTCGTCGTCCGGCAAATTCCCTTGCGGTCGCAGCGGGCCGCCAATCGAAGATCCCCGAGACTGGCCCAACCGCAAGCCGCGCCTTTGTTACCATCATCAGGAGCTGGCCGACAAGGCAGCCCGCCGCAGCGGAGGCCGGTCATGAGCAACGAAGCTTTCGCCTATGCCAAAGCCCTCAAGGTCAAGTCCTCGCCTCAGAAGCTCCTCCTCTTGCTTCTGGCCGAGCGCATCAGCAATGAAAGCGGCATCTGCTGGCCCGGCCAGACTCTTCTGGCCGATGAGGCGACCATGTCGATCAGCCAGGTAAAACTGCACCTGAAGGCGATGGAGGATGAAGGTCTCCTGGTGCGCACCCTTGCCCATAATGAGAAAGGCCACATCGTCGGCACCAAATACGAGATCCCGGGCTTTCTGCGCTGGCTGAAGGCGGGCAAGGAATCAGCCCAGTCCTTCTGGGAAGAGGACCGTCCAAAGTCCGGAAATCCGACGGGGGGCAAATCGAAGAAGCCAAAGTCCGGAAATCCGACGGACCCCCCGTCGGAAATCCGACGGACCCCCCGTCGGAAATCCGACCCTAAACCCTCATATAACCATCAGTATAACCCTCAGGAAGAATCAGAATCCTCCTTTCAGTCGGATTCTGGCGCAAGCGCCAAAGCGGCAAATCCAGAGCAGCCATCCAATGAGAAGGAACGGCACCAGCAGCCTGAAGCTGACGGTGGCGGGTGCCGTCCTTCTGATCCAGCTGGCGGCATCCGCTTCGATGGCACCTTTCCAGAGGTGGATGCGGGTGCCGTTCCTGAAACTGAAGGATTGCGTCCTGGCCGCAAACCTGCGCCAAAGGCGCAGGACCTTCCAAAAAATTCCGCGCAAAAGGTTTCCGCTGGCCGCCGAGCCGACGGGACCAATCCGAAAGCTATGGGCACCAACCCACGCGCGCTCGGCACCAATCCGCGCGCAACCGGGACCAATCCGCGTGCGAAGCGCGCCGCCGCCGGCAAGGCTGTGGCCGTCAAGACCGGCAAGGTCATCGATGTCGAATGCGAGGTCGTCGAGCTGACGCGCGTCATGGAGCCAACCGGCACCGAGGTCGCGGTCACCGGCCGTCAGGTCGCTGCTCGGCCGGAGAAGCGGGCTGTGAAGTGGCAGGACGCTGCCACGCCGGAGTTCTGGGCGTGGCACAAGACCTGGCCTGTGGCGTGCCGGCATTACGGGCCGAAGCACGCTTGGGAGGCGTGGCAGGCATCCGGCGCCCAGGACCATGTCGCTGCCGTCATGGCCGCGTCGAAGCTCTGGGCGCGCAGCGAGGCGAAGCGGGCGGCGAAGCCCGACTACATCGCCCAACAGCCGCAGAAGTGGCTGGCGAGCGAGCCGTGGATCGGCATGGCGGTTGAGGGCGAGGCGCAGATCGAGGACGAGCCGGTGCCGGCCGACTTCCTCGCCTTCATGGCCGCAGCCAAGGGGTTATTTGCCGACAGCCTGCCCGGCGACGTGCTGCGCGTTTGGGGCATCCGCACCGCAGCCCAACGCAATCTGGCTCATCGGAGCCTGTACTATCGCCGGCTGGAGTTGGATGCCCTGCTCGATGAGGGCAGCACCCGCAACATGTTCAGCGACGGCGACACGGTCGCAGCGGCCAATGTCAAGCGCGCGCAGCGCGAGAGCGGGCGCAAGGCGCTGAAGCTCGACCAGTGGCTGAACAGCATGGGATGGTTGAGCTACCAGGCCGAGTTGGATGCCGAAATCCCAGGCTTCAATTGCAAGCCGGCGCTGGTTCACAGCTTCGTCGAGGAATGGCTGAAGAGCGGCCAGGAGTGGGTGCCGTATGTCCAGTCCGCCTTCGCCAGAGAGGGCGTCACGCACCGACTGTACGGTCGCAAGTCGCTCGCTGAAATGGGCCTGAAGGCCGAATGGTTCGGTCAGATTGAGCCCGGTCTTCCCGGCTCCAGCATCCCGCTCGCAATCGTCGAGGCCGAAGGGGCGAAGATCGTGCAGGCGATGCATGATGATGACCGCATGTATGGCGACTTCAGCGAGGAGCTGCGCCGGTTTGTCAGTTTCGGCAGCACCTTGCACTGGCATCCGGAGCAGTTTGGCCCGGCACCGGGCCATCCTCGCTGTCTGGTGCCGGGCAGCATGTGGGACGCGGCCACAGCAGAGGTCGATCGGCGCAAGGCCGCCGAAGCGCAGCGCAAGCAGATGGCCGACCAGGAAGCGGCCTTCTAACCCCTCAAATCCTCGAAATCTGCCTCCCAGACGGCCGAAGCGCACCCCACCCGCTACCACCATAGCGGCGAGCGTCTTCGGCCGTCCTGAGCCCCGCCTGCCCCTCCCAAACCCAAAGGATTGCATCATGCCCAACGATATCGAAGCCGTCATGGATTGTGCCGACCGCATTGAACGCCGCGTCAGCCGAAAGGCCGCCGAAATCAACCGCGTCGCGGTCGCCAAGGCCCAGATGGCGAAGTCCCGCAAGAAGCAGGTCCGGGACGTGGTCATCGAGACCGCTGGCTCCCGTCATACTGGCCGCCGGGTCGACACAACTTGCTCGAAGATGGTCGCCGCCGGCACGCTGCCGAAATACCTCATGGTTGCTCTCGACGGCTTCACGCTGTTGGTCGCGGACAGTTTCGGCGTCGCCACGCTGGACGGCGATGACGCGACCAGCAATCTGACCGGCGGCTACGAGCCCGGCATCGGCAGGCTTCCTAGAGGCCCGCGCACGGTCAGCGACCGCCAACTCCGTGGCCTTGGCGTCCTGAAGGCAATGCAGCAGCGCGTCCCGGCCGAACTGCAAGCTGTCTTCCGCCAGATTGTCACTGAAGAGGTCGGCGCCATGGCAAACCCGAAATCGCTCGCCGAATTGGGCGAGGAAATCGGCCGCAAGCACAAGCAGGCAAGTGCCGCCGGTGGCACGCTCGTCTATTGCGTGCTGGCGCTGATCCATCAGTTCATGAAGGAACGCGGCTATTGATCTGCGTACAAACTGCGGCAGACTGTCGCACTACACAGTAACGTATAGTCAAAGTGGGGTTTTGGGCTTGACGCGTGCACAGGAATGTGCCAAATAAGCCGGTAGGAGAATTGCGCCCAGAGAGATCTGGGGCGCTTTTTTTGTGCTCAGCACACCCCATGAATACTCTTCTCCACCAGTTTCGGCAAGAATATTCGCGGGCGTCGACACCCGGTCGCCCGCTGTGATGCAGGCGACCGTCGAATTAATGCAACCTGCATCATTTCCTGTCGAAGATGATGCAGGGCTGTTGATTCACTGTGGCGATTAATTCCACCGGAACGTAAGATGCGTACTCAGGCAGACGCGGTTCGGAAGAACCGATAGGCCGGTCCGCACCGCGACGCACCAGGTAATTTCTGGGGGTGCCAGCTTAATCTGGATGGCGCCGGGCAGGAGCAGCAGCAAAACCGCGATGATCGCGGCGGCCAAGAGTTTGGTCATGGGTGCCTTTCATTAATCCGAGGGGGACACGTGATCCGGCGGGGAGCAGCTCGTAACTGCTTCCCGCCATCTACCCTAACAGGCTATCTGTTTTTCCAACTCCATGCCGCAACGCCCCCGGGCTTTTCCACATGCTCTGACAGAGCATGAGCATTGCGGTTGGTTAATGTTCTGGAAAAGTTCCAGCTGCGGCCAAGCTACACTGAAACGCTAAGCAGGTTTAAAAAAAAGGAATCGGGTTTTTCCCCATGAAACGCACCGAAATTCGGGCGGCTGTTGAGTCGCATTTGGTCAAAGTCGGATTCGATTCCCGTGCGTGGACCTGGAGCGGCCCCGAGCTGCTGATCGCGGTCGGCAGCGTGATGAAGCGGGTTACGCTCAAGTCCGGTATGGCGAAGCGCGATATGATGTTCGAAATGGGCCGTATTGCTGCCTGGGCCGAGATGATCGTGACGATGACGCTGCCCGGCGAGCAGCCCATCCCCGAGCTGCGATTGGCGGCGTAATGACCGAAAAAAGCGAAAATGAGCAGACCATCCGCATCTTCGCCGAGCAATTCACCCCGCCGCTGAGCGTCTGCCGCACCGAACGGATCAACAACGTGCCCATGCCGGACGCATGGCAGGCGGCATATTGGGACAGCGCCCGCTCCATCGGCATCACGGCTGTCGCCCATAGCGGTGGTCTGCACGCTTTTATCGAGGCGGCCGGCAAGGGCGATATCGCCGAGCACGCCGGGCGGGTGATCGCCAAGGCGCTCGGGCTGTTTCAGGAGAGTTCATATGAAGCCGACGGCGAGCCCGAAGCCCGCTAAGCGCCGGGTCGATCCGTCCATCAAGGCGAAGGCCGACCGCGCCGAAAAGCGCGCCAAGGGCGAGAAGGTCGATCCGGAGACCGGGCCGCTCAGTCCGCCCGAGAAGAAGCCGATTGGCCGCCCGTCAGGATATAGCGCGGAGCTGGGCCAGAAGATTTGCGATCTGGTCGCGATGCGTATTCCCGTTTGGGCCATCTGCGAGATGGATGGGATGCCATCGAAGGATACGCTGTATCGCTGGAAGCGCGAGATCATTGAATTTTCTGACAATTATGTGCGCGCGCGTGAACATCGTGCTGATGCTCGCCAAGACTACATCGATGAAGTCTTGCGCGATGCTCAGAATGGCATCATCGACCCGCAGGTAGCCCGGCTCATCGTCGACACCGAAAAGTGGCAGATGGGCAAGGAGAAGCCGAAGTCCTACGGGGACAAGGTCGCGCTGACCGACGCTGACGGCGGCAAGCTGGTCATCGAGTTCGCCACCTGAAAATCACCATGCCTGCTAACGGGTGGCGCCCCCGGCCCCACCAGCAGAGCCTGTGGAATTACTTCAACGACCCGGTCACCAAGAAATTTGACGGTACTGGCAAGCGAGCCATAGCCGTTATGCACCGCCGGTGGGGCAAGGACGAAATCGCCCTCAACCTGATCGGCAAGGCGAGCGTCACTCGCCCGGCGACATTCTGGCATTTGCTTCCTGAGTACGCTCAGGGCCGCAAGGCGATCTGGGCTGCCGTCAATCCGCATACCGGCATCCGCCGCATAGACGAAGCCTTCCCGCATGAATGGCGCGAGAACACGAATGAGCAGGAGATGTTCATTCGGTTCAAATGGGGCGCCACCTGGCAGGTAGTCGGATCTGACAACTTCAAGGCCCTGGTCGGCACGCCGCCGGCCGGCATCGTGATGTCGGAATGGGCGAAGGCGCACCCGGCAGCATGGGCATATCTGGCACCAATTCTGGTGGAAAATAAGGGCTGGGCGCTGGCGATTACCACGCCGGAAGGGCGCAATCATGCGCTCTCGATGTTCGAAAACTGGAGCGGAAACCCGAAATATTACGCCGAGCGTCAGACCATCGAAGACAGTATGCGGCTCTGCCATGCCGGTGGTTTCGAGCCGACCATTACGCTCGATGATGTCGAAATTCAGCGTACCGAATATCGCTCGATGTTCGGTGAAGAGGCCGGCGATGCGCTGATCGAGCAGGAGTATTTCTGTTCCTGGAGCGCTGCCATCCTCGGCGCATTCTACGGCAAGCAGATCGACAATGCCGAGCGCGCCGGCCGCGTCTGCGGTCTAGATATCGTCAAGGGCTACCCGATCAATACGGCCTGGGACATCGGCGTCGATGATCCAATGGCGATCTGGGTCTATCAGGTCGGCCCCGGCTGGCTGCACATCATCGACTACATCGAGGGGAGCAACCAGGGCTTCGACCATTATTGCGAATGGCTGGATGAACGCGGCTATCGCGGCGGTGTCGACTGGGTGCCGCATGACGCCAAGCAACGCGAGCCAGGCGCACCAGGTGCCCGCACCCGCATTCAGAGCCTATTCGCCCTCGGCCGCAATCCGCAGCTGGTGCCGGACCATAAGGTCATGGACCGCATCAACGCCGGCCGGAAGCTGATCGGCATCGCGCATTTCGATAAGGAGCGATGTGCTCACGGCATCGAGATGCTGCGCTCCTACAAGCAGGAATGGGATCAGAAAAACCGCGTTTTCCGCAAGACGCCGAAGCACGACTTCGCGTCGCACGGCGCTGACGCCTGGGGCCATCTGGCCGTCGCCGTCGCATTTCCGAAGCCGCGCGAGGCCGGGATGCCCGAGCTGCAACCCGGTCAGATCCGGGTCAATGACCTGCTGAAGGCACAGAAACCAAACAGGAAATGGGCATAGCCATGGCACAGCCGAACCTATACGGCGCCGGCACCAATTCCGACGACTTGCAGCGTACCGCCTTCAGCGAGCGCAAGAAGGAGGAGGCGGCGCAGGAAGGTCCGAAGCCTGACAAAAAGCTTATGGCGCAGTACCGCCGCGAGATCGAGCGCTACACCCGCGCGACCGAGAAATGGCGGGAGGACGGCAAGCAGATTGAGGACCTCTATCTCGATGAGGACCGCAACGCCAGCTCGATGCGCCGCTATGCGCTGCTCTGGGCCAATGTCGAGACGCTGAAGCCAGCGATCTACGCCAAGGTCCCGACCATCGAGTGTTCGCGCCGCTATAAGGACCGCGATCCGGTCGCCCGCACCGCTGCCGAGCTGATCGAGCGCGCCACCAATACCAGCTTCGAGCTGTACAATGTCGATGAGACCTTTCAGATGGTCCGCGACGACCGCTTGCTTCCCGGCCGTGGCGTCGCCTGGGTGCGCTACGAAGCCGATATCGAGCAGTATGAGGACGATGAGCCCGGCGACGATGATGCGGTGGTCCCAGGGCTTCCCGGCGGGCCGGATCTCGAAGCTGACGCTGAGCCGAAGATGCTGGAGCGCCTTGCTGGCGAGCGCGTCGTCGTCGATCACGTCCAGTGGACCGAATTTGGTCATAACGTTTGCGGCACCTGGAACGATGCATGGCTCGTATGGCGGGCGGTTTACAAAACCCGCGATGAGGTCGAGGACCGCTTCGGCAAGGAGATGGCCGACCGCCTGACCTACGATGCGAAGGTGCCGGCGAACGTTTCCGACCGCGTCAATGGTGAGATTTCCGGCGAGAATGCCGACGAATTCTGCCGCATTTACGAGCTGTGGGATAAGCGCCGCAACCTGACCTCCTGGATGACGGAGGGTCTGCGCGACGAATTTATCGAGAGCGGCAAGCCGCCGATCAATTTCTCGGGTTTCTTCCCATGCCCGAAGCCCTGTTACGCGACGAAAACCAGCCGCAGCCTCATCCCGAGGCCCGATTATATTTACTACCGGGATCAGGCGAAGGAGATCAACGACCTCACCGACAAGATCGCCAATATGATGGCCTGGCTCATCATCAAGGGGTTTATTCCTGGTGGTCCGAGCCGCGTCACCGATGCGCTTGAGGAAGTCATTCGCGAGAAGTCGAACAAGGAGCTGTTCGTCGAGATCGAAGACTACACCGGCTGGAGCGAGCGTGGCGGCGTCGGCAAGTTGATCGACTGGCTGCCGCTCGACATGGTCATCACCGCGATCCAGGCGGCCATCACGGCTCGAAATCAGCTGATCCAGGACGTGTTCCAGATCACCGGGATCAGCGACATCCTGCGCGGTCAGACGGACCCGTCCGAGACCTTGGGCGCACAAGAATTGAAAGCGCAAACCGGATCGCGCCGGCTCAAGAACGCCAAGGACGAGGTTGCTCGCTTCTGTCGCGATGTCGGCCGGCTATGCGCCGAGGTCATCGCCGAGAAATTCGAGCCCGAGACCATCGCCGAGATGACGGGCTACCGTTACGTGCCGACCCCCATTGCCCCGATGGGCGGCAATGTCGTGGCGATGCCGGGCGCCACGCAGCCACCGGCGCCAATGGCCAATCCGATGGAGCCGCAGAACGGTGCCAATATGACCTTCGACGACAGGGTCATCGAGCTTCTCCGCAATGACCGGCTCCGCTCTTTCCGCATCGACATCGAGACCGACAGCACCGGACAGGCCGACGAGAACGCCGACAAGCAGCAGGCCATGGAGTTCATGGGCGTCGCCGGACAGTTCATGGAGAAGGCGACCGCCGCCGTCCAGGCAGCGCCCGAGACTGCCGAGCTGATGGGCGAGATGCTGATGCACGCCATACGCCGGTTCCGCGCCGGCAGGACGCTTGAGGAAAGCATCGAAAAGACCTTCGGCGCCATTGCCGCCAAGGTCCAGGCAGCCGCGCAGCAGCAGCCACAGCCGACGCCCGAACAGATCAAGGCCCAGGCCGACGCTGAGATGAGCCGGCAGAAGATGGCCATCGATCAACAGAATCACGATCAGCAGATGCAGGCGGATGCGGCCAGGACCAATGCGGATCTGGCGCTCAAAAATGCCCAGCTCGCGCAGATCCACGCGCAAACCGAGCAACAGCTCACCGAGCACCTCGCCCGCATGGCCGAGATGGACCGGAAAATGCAGCTCATCAGTGCTGAATCAGCTGCTCGCACCGCTGCTGCCCGTCAGCCCCAATCCGCGCAGGTGCAGTGATGGCCAGAGGCGCTTGGATTTACGACAAGGAAACCGGGAAACTGGTCCCGAAATGGGAGTTTCTGGCGAAAAAAGCCCAGGAAACTCGCCGTTCCCGCTCCAGCCTATCGACCCCGATGGTGATCGGCTCGATGGACCCCATCCGCAGCGTGATCGACGGCAAAATGTACGATTCGAAGTCGGCCTATTACCGGCATGTCGAGCGGAATGGCTGCGCCATCGTCGGTCACGATAAAAACTGGACCGACTATGTCGCGAAGCCGCCGCTGGCCGATGAAAAGCAGCACGAGGCCGACATCGTCGCGGACGTGAAAAAGGCCATCGAGCAGGTCTCCAGCCTGTAATCGCAGACCCTCCTGATCGCTGATCGAAAGGCGAGAAGACCCCCATGAACGAACGCTATTACGGAAACAACGAGGCTGGCACCCAGCATCGTGAAGATGATGCTGCCGATGACGTGCTTGCGGCCTATCGCGAGCTTCAGGAGCGTGCCGAGAAGATCGAACAGCCCGCGCCCGCCAGCGAACCGGCGGAGACGACCGAGCACCCCGACACCGAGGAAAAGCCCGCTGGTGCCGACACCCGCAGCCAGGAGCAGAAAGACCGCGATGAGCGCGGCCGTTTCAAGCCCAAGGCGGCGAAGGAGGCCCAGGACGAGACCAAGCAGCCCGTCGACGAAAAGGCTGTCACGGAGCAGCCTGATGGCTCTGATGAGCCCGCTGCCGAAACGCCTCCGCCGTCTTGGTCGATCAAGGCCAAAGCGGCATGGGATCAGGTCCCGCAGGCGGTGCGCGCCGAGATAGCCAAGCGCGAGACCGAGGTTGCCCAGGGCTTCAAGGCTCTGGCTGATTACAAGGACCTGAAGCCTTACGCCGAGATGGCGACCGCACACAACACGACCATCAAGGCGGCGCTCGACCATTACACCGCTGTCGACCGGCTGATGAAGCAGGACCTTGCCGGCGGCCTCGCGGTCTGTGCTGAAGGCTACGGCAAGACCCATGCCGAGATCGCCCAGATATTCACCGACCTCGCCAAGCGCTATGGCGCGACCGGAGGCAGCGCGACACCCGCGCAGCCCGGACAGCAGGCCGGTGCCGACCAGATTTCAGGCGACGACCAGCTGATGCAGGTCCTCCAGCCAGTATTGGCACCCATCCTGAAAGAGTTGAATGAACTGAAATCGCATACCTCATCGCGAGCAGAGGCGGATCGAAACGCCAAGGTGCAGTCAATCGCAGATGAGATTACCCGGTTCGCCGCTGATCCGAAGAACATCTATTACCGCAATGTCGAGCAAGACATCGTCAAGCTCTTCAGCACCGGGATGGTTGCACATTCGGGGAACCCTGCCGCCGACCTCAAGACTGCCTACGACATGGCCGTCCGCATGAATCCTGAAATCCAGGAGGCGCTGATCGAAAAGCGCGTTGCTGAAGCTCAGGGCACGCAAAGGCAAAAGGAGCTGAAAGCCACCGAGAAAGCTCGGGAGGCGTCGCGCTCCATGGGCGGGTCGAAGCTGCCGGGGACCGTCCTGAAGGACGCCGCTGGCGGTGCCGACCCTGATGATATCGAAGCTGACGTGCGCCGCGCATACCGGCAGCACAGTCAAGCGTAATGGAAAGGGTGAGGGCCAATGCCCGCCAATCCAGACTTTGACGATATTGTCACGACCACCTTGCGGAATCGCTCCGGCAAGCTGGCTGACAACGCGACCGTGACGACCGCCTTTCTCGATAGGCTGCGTCGCAAAGGAAAGGTGAAACCCGCCGAGGGCGGGCGCACCATCGTTCAGGAGCTTGAAGTCTCGCTCAACCCCAATGGCGGTTGGTATGCGGGCCTCGACCCCCTGAATACCAATCTGCATGAGCCCTTTTCGGCTGCCGAATTCGATTGGAAGCAGTGCTATGTGCCTGCGGTCTGGTCTGGCCTCGACAAGCTCAAGAACCAGGGCGAGCTAGCCACGATTAATCTGGTCTCCGCTCGCATTAAGAACAGCGAAAAGACGCTGGTCGATCTGGTGGCTCAGGCCGCTTACTCCGACGGCACCAGCTTCGGCGGTAAGCAGATGCAGGGCCTCGGCCTGTTCGTCGTCACGTCGCCCGGCACCGGCTCCGTCGGTGGCATCGACCGTGCAGGCAACACCTTCTGGCGCAACCAGACGGCGATCTGTACCCAAGGTGCAATCAACATCGCAGCGAGCAATCCGTCGAACTATCTGGCGGCTCTGAACTCGCTGTCGATTAGCTGCACGCGCGGCTCGGATCGTCCCGACCTCTATGTGGCCGATGCGGTCCATTACCGCTTCTATCTGGAATCGCTTCAGCCGCTCCAGCGCATCACCAACACGGATATGGCCGGCTTCGGCTTTACCGCGCTGAAATACTACGGCGTCGGCGGCAATGCGGACTTCGTGCTCGACAATGGCTATTGCCCGGCGAACACGACCTTCGCGCTGAACACCGACTACCTGTATCTGCGTCCTCACCCCGACCGGAACTTCGTCCCCTTCGGTGGCGACCGCATCCCGACCAATCAGGACGGCACAGTCGCCTTCGTTGGTTTTACCGGAAACATGTGCGTCTCGAATATGGCCCGCCAGGGCCGTCTGTTCCAGAACTAAGGGGAGGGACACATGTATATCATTGGCGCAAATCCCTACAACGGCCTCGCGACCAAGCGGGAATTTCTGCAAGGCAAGCACTCCACCCCTGGCGTGCGCGCCGCCGTGGTCGGCGGGGATGGCTCGACGAAGGAATTCGTCGCCATCAAGCTGGCGGCGGCGACGTGGATCAATGGAACGGCGATCATCATCGACGGCGCTGGCGCTCCTGGCAGCGTCGTGACCACCGTCTCCGGCAATCCCGCAGCCGCGCAGCAGTCTCGCGTCGGCATCCTGTGCTTCTCCAGCGCAACAGCTACGCAGACCATGGCCGGCACTGCCTTCGGCTGGGCTCAGATCTATGGCGAGGCGCTGGCGTTCGTGTCGGCCTCCGTGTCCACGCCAGGATTGCAGCTCGGTGCCGGCGCTTCTGGCCATCTGATTGCAGCAGTGGCGCAGGTCTCTGCATCAGGTCAGTTGCAGGGCATCACCTATGCCACTGCTTCCGGGCCTGGCGCGCCGCCTGCGCTGGCGAAGGTCTTCTTGCAGTATCCGCGCTTCAGCGGCCTGCCTGACGCCAACCTGGCCTGATCGATCAGAGAGGGGGCGGTGGAATATCCGCCCCCTCGACCACGGAGTTTCCATGTCCAATATGCGTAGTATTTACATTGGCTTCGACCCGCGCGAAGCGTCAGCATTCGCCGTGGCGCGCGACTCGGCCGAGCAGCACACGCTGCGCCATATCCCGGTGCGCGGCATCGTTCTCGATGAGATGCGCCAGCGGGGCCTCTACTGGCGCCAGACCTCGCGTCGGCTGGTCGACGGCCAGAGCGTGCTCTGGGACGAAATTTCCGCTGCGCCGATGTCGACCGAATTCGCAATCAGCCGCTTCCTGACCCCGATCCTCGCCAAAGAGGGTCTGGCGCTGTTCATGGACGCTGACATGCTCGTGCGCGCCTCGCTGGTGCCGCTCTTCGAATACGCCAAGGCCAATCCGCAATGCGCCGTCTTCTGCGTCAAGCACGACCACCAGCCGAAGGACGGCGTGAAGATGGATGGTCAGCTCCAGACGCGATATGCGCGTAAGAACTGGTCGAGCGTGATGCTGTTCAATTGCGATCACCCGGCCAACGCCAATCTCAGCGTCGACCTCATCAACAATGTGCCCGGCCGCGACCTGCATCGTTTCTGCTGGCTCGAAGACCACCAGATCGGCACGCTCGGGCCGGAATGGAATTATCTGGTCGGCCATACGAAGTGCGATGAGAGCCCGAGGATCGTCCATTTCACTGACGGCATTCCGACAATGCCGGGCTACGAGAACGTCGAATACGCTGACGAGTGGCGGGTCGCGATGAACGCGTGGGCGAGGTAACCATGCTGATTTCAGACGATTATCGCCGCCTGAACAGAGAGTTGCACGAGACCAATCCGCATTACGGCAATGACAATTTCGGTTGGTCGAGATTTGCCAAGCAGCTCGTGCAGGGCGGCGGCTACCTGACCGTATTGGACTATGGCGCTGGCAAGGGCAATCTGAAGATTGCGCTGTCGGATCTGCCCGTTTCTGTCCAGGAATATGATCCGGCCATCGAAGGCAAGGATGGCGAGCCAGAGCCGGCCGAATTGGTGGTTTGCACGGATGTGCTGGAGCACATCGAGCCTGAAAATCTCAACGCCGTGTTGCGGCACCTGCGCGAGCTGACCCAGAAGCGTCTGTTTGTGACGATCTCGACCCGTCTCGCCGGCAAGACGCTCGCTGACGGGCGCAACGCGCACCTGCTGGTGAAGCCGCCGGTCTGGTGGCGTGCGAAGCTGCTGAAATACTTCCAGATCCTGCTCTGGGAAGAGCGCGGAGCCACGGTCGCTGCCGAGCTGGTGGCGAAGAAGCATATGGGCGCCCGCAAATCCGCTGGGCGTCGGCAGATGACGCCGGAGATGGTGGCCTTTTTCGAGCACACCCGGCAGCAGATCAACGCCGCGTCGGACGCCTTTTCGCAGGTGGGCGATGTGCGGACGTGGGAATCGGTCGGTGACGAGCCAGCCGATTTCCAGGCGGCCGTCGACGTTATCGAGCATATGGACGACATGGACGCGGCGCTCGCCGATCTCGCTTCCAAGTCCAAGAAATGTACCTTCGTCGGCGTCCGCATCACCGAGCTGCATTCCGAGTGGGATTGGCGGCGGGTTTTGGAGAAACGCTTCCGAGCCGCGCAATGGGAGCGCCAGGGCGAGCACCTGATGATGATCGGGGCGCCCTGCGTCATGGTTCAGGGCGTGACGGCGGTGGGTGCCGTCGACAGCGAGGAGCGCTGGAAGGCCGTGGTGGCCAATTCTGCGCGCTTTCCCCGCCGGATCGAGACGGCCGAGCCCCACGGGCGCACCGCGCTGATCGCCTGCTACGGACCTTCTCTGGTCGACACCATCGAGACGCTCAAGATCGAAGCACAGCGGCCTGATGTCGATGTCGTCTCGGTCTCCGGCTCGCATGACTTCCTGCTCAGCCATGGCATCACGCCGAAATTCCACATCGAATGCGATCCCCGGCTGCACAAGGCCGATAACATTGAGCGTCCGCATCCCGAGGTCCAGTATCTGGTTGCGTCGGTCTGCCACCCCGGCTATTTCGACAAGCTCGGTAACGCTGACATCCGGCTTTGGCACGTCTCGACCGGCGAGCATGTGCTGCGCATCATCGGCGATCTGAAGGAAAGCCCGAAGCACGTGATCTCGGGCGGCGGCTCGGTCGGTTTGCGCTCCATCCCACTGCTCTATGCGATGGGCTACCGAGACCTCTCCATCTTCGCCATGGACTGTTCCTTCAAGAGCGAAGGCGAGACTATCCAGCAGTGGGCCGGCAAGCACGCCGGCAAGAAGCAGGACGTGGTCGATGTCATGTGCGATGGCGAGATCTTCATCTCATCGCCGGTGCTGCTCACCTATGCGACCAATTTCTTCGAGACGGTTCAGAAGGTTACCGATCTGAACGTCCGGCTCTACGGCCACGGGCTGCTTCAAAGCATGTGCCGATTTTATATGCGCGAGCCCTCCCAGGAGAACGCCTTCATGGAGCGCATCGAGCATGTCGACGATGCGCTTACGGAGAGGGTCGCTTGACCCAGTCGACGATAAAGGGGCTGACGCCCAGAGGAAAATACCATGCAGTTGAGCGATGATTTCCCCATGATTATGGAGCGCGAGGCAGGGATGGAGGAACACATCCCGCCCGTGTCGGTGGCGTTCGGGCTTTTCCCGATGCTCGATGGCCGACGGACGCAGGAAGCCGGCCATGAAGTCTATCGCGATGTCGAGCACGTCAAGATCGCGGTGCCGGGTGATCGCAACAGTCTGTTTTTCCAGCCTTCCAATGACGTTTACCGCAAGCGCTTCCCAAAGGCATACGCCGCTTACCAGGAGCGCGGTCGAAAGCCGATGGAGGGTATGCCGATTGAGAATTGGGCGCCGATCTCCCGTTCGGTGGCGTTCAACCTCAGGGCTGCCAATATCGATACGGTCGAGGCGCTCGCCGCCGTGCATGAAGGCCATATCGACCGCATCGGCTCGAATGGCCGGGAACTGCGCGAGAAGGCCAGGGCCTGGCTGGCGGACGCCAAATCCGGCGCTGAGACCGTGAGGCTGGCCGCCGAGAAGCAGGATCTGATCGACCAGCTCGCCGCCATGCAGGCGCAGATCAACGCGCTGGCGCAACAGGGCGTGAAGCTTCCTGAGGCCGGTGCGGCCAGCCCCGAAGCTGCTCGCAAGCCGGCGAAGGCCCGCGCGTAATCCTCACCAGGAGGGCTCTCCTTGACCCTGTTGTCGATTGTCCGGGAGGCAGCCGTCGCGCTCGGCCTCCCGGAGCCCTCTGCTGTTGCCAGCTCCAATGATCTGGCCGTCAAGAAGCTGCTGGTCTTCGCCAATCAGGCAGGCCGACAGCTTGCGCGCTATCACGATTGGCAGAATTTGATCGTCGAGCAGCAGTTCACAACGCTCGCCCAGCAGGAGCAGACGAACGCCCTGCCGCCGGCCGATTACGACCGGCTGGTCTATAATCCTGAGATCTGGGACCGCTCCAGCAATCTGCGTCTCTTCGGCCCGGTGCCGCAACGATACTGGCAGCGCGCTCTCGCCGGCATCGCAACCGGCACGCCCGGCTATTGGCGCATCATCGGCAACCAGCTCAACGTCCTGCCGGTCATGGCCGCCGGCCACAATCTGGCGTTCGAATATATCTCGAAGCGCTGGGCGCAGTCGGCGGGCGGCACGCGGCAGGACAGTTTCATGGCCGACACCGACACGGCGTTGGTGCCGGAACACCTGATCGCCCTCGAAATCATCTGGCGGTTCCGTCAGTCGCGTGGGTTTGCCCAGTACGCCGAGGATATGTCGACGGCGGAACGTGAAAAAGAAAAGGCTGCCGCTGCTGATCGCGGCACGGGTCGCATCCGCACCGAGAGCACCTATTACAACGACCAGCCGCAGCCGCCTTACTTCACCGGGATCGTGGGGTCGTAGGCGATGCGCAGAGCCCTCGCAGGCCGGTCTGTGCGCGGCGCGCGCTATGAGGTCCTCCCGGCAGCGGAGCTGGCGCGCGGCGTCAGCCTGCCGGCTCCTGTGCAGGGCTGGGACGCCATCTCGCCGCTCGCCAAGATGGACGAGACGCGCGCGATCACGCTCGACAACCTCTTCCCACAGCCCGGCTATGTCGAAATCCGCAAGGGCCACCGGCTGCATAATGCTCTGACGCCGGTTGTGGCGCCGGTGGAGAGCCTGATGGCATATCACGCCCTCTCCACGGCCGATGACAAGCTCTTCGCAGCGGCCGGCACCGAGATATTCGATGTGACGGTGACCACGTCGGCGACGATAGATTCATCGGTCAGCGGGCTCGCCAATGCGCGCTTCCAGCATATCAATTTCAGCACCAGCGGCGGCAATTTCCTCTGGATCGCCAATGGCGAAGACACGCCCATGTTCTGGGATGGCGCCGTCTGGGCGACGGCCTCGATTTCCGGAATCACGCCGACCGATGTCGTCAGCATGGCTGCCTATTCCGAGCGCATCTGGATGGTGCTTAAGGACGAGATTTCGCCGGCTTATTTGCCGACCGACAGCATCCAGGGCACGGCCGAAATCTTCGACCTCGAAGGCGTGTTCAATAAGGGCGGATATCTGATGGCAATTGGCTCCTGGTCTCGCGATGGCGGGCAGGGACCGGATGATTATATCGCTTTCATCACCAGCCGAGGCGAGGTCGCAATCTATTCCGGCGATCCCGAAGGCAATGTGGATCTGGCTGGCGTCTACGAGATGGGATCGCCGCTCGGACGCCGCTGCCTGACCAAGGTCGGGCCGGATCTGGCGGTCGTCTGCGTCGATGGTGTGCTGCCGCTCAGCCGCGCGATCAACACCGACCGCGCTGCGACCCTGAACGCCACCATCACGGCGCTGATCCAGCCGGTGATGAACGCTTCGGCACGCGACTGGGGTGCCAATTTCGGATGGCAGCTTACCTCCTACCCGCGCGGCACCAGGGCAATCCTGAATGTGCCCGTCACCGAGGGTGTCGAGCAGGTCCAGTACGTCATGAACACCGTGACCGGGGCGTGGTGCCGTTTCCTGGGCGAGAATGCGAACTGCTGGGAAATCTTTCAGGACCGGCTGTTTTATGGCGGCAATGCCGGCCAGGTCATTGAGGCCGATTGCCAGGGTTTCGACTATGACGCCCCCATCGAGTTCAATCTCGAAGGTGCCTTCAATTATTGCAAGAACCGCGGTCGCCTGAAGGACTTCACCATGTGCCGCTCGCTGCTGCTCACCGACGGGCAGGCGGCGGTCGGCCTCGCGCTGAATGTCGATTTCTCGCGCAATGCGGCGGTGAATAGCCTCAGCTTCCCGTCCGATCCGGCAGCGCTCTGGGATGTGGCGCAATGGGATGCTGGCGTTTGGCCGGAGACCAGCCGCATCGTTACCGATTGGAATGCGGTCGAGGGTCAGGGCTTCTGCGCCTCTGTGCGCCTACAGGGCACGCTCCAGGTTGGTGTTGGCGGTTCAGCGTCGGCAGCGGCTGTCTTCCAGGTCAATGGCTGGGATCTGCTCGTCGTCGACGGCGCATTTATGTAGGCCCGGCGTGATCGTTCCAGCCGTCACGCCCGGTGAGAAGGGACTTCTGGTCGAATATCTGGCGGTCAAGCTGGGCACGACGGCGAACCGGCTTGTCGGCAATATGCCCTATGAGGTGATCGCGGTCGTGAAGGCCGGCATCGGCGTCGGCGCGGTGCTCTATACGAATTACCGCGAGACCTCGATTGAGATTTCGCTGGCCGGCGATCCCGGCTGGGTCGGGCGGCACGATCTGAAGATCATCTTCTCGTACCCCTTCATCCAGCTCGGCGTGCTGCGGCTCAATGCCTGTATCCGGCGTGACAATCATGCCAGCCGGTACTTCGCCCATAAGCTCGGCGGACGCGAGGTCGGCGTCCTGGAAAATGAATACGGTCACGGCATCGACGGCATCCTCTACACGATGACGCCGGAGCGCTGCCGCTGGATCAATTCTTCGGAAATGAACGGATACCGCCCCCATGGGAAAACCAAGCGCTCCCAAGCAGCCTGATCCGATTGCGGTTGCTGGTGCTCAGACCGCATCCAATGTCGAGACGGCGCGTGAGCAGGCGCGTCTGGCGATGACGGGGCAGAGCAACGCCTTCGGCACGCTCGACTATGTGAAGGACCCCAACAGCCCCTCCGGCTACCGTGCGGTCACCAAGCTCGATCCGGCGCAGCAAGCCCTCCTCGATCAGCAGCGCGTTCTCCAGGGGACGCTGGGCGACACGGCGGGCTTGAGCCTCGACCGCTTCAAGGATACGATTGGCACGCCCTTCGACCTCAATGCGGCGCGCGGCACTGAAATTTCCGATATCCAGAAGACCTTCCTCGACCCGCAGTGGTCGCAGCAGGCATCGACGCTGGAGAATCAGCTCATCAACAAGGGCATCCGGCCGGGCTCGAAACAGTATCAGATCGCCATGTCGCAGTTCGGGCAGCAGAAGGACAATGCCTATAATCGCATGTTCCTCGACGCCTACAATGTCGCGAATAATGCGGCTCTGACCGAGCGCAATCTGCCTCTCTCCGATTATTCGACCCTAATGGGCTTCAACCAGCCGATCAGCGGGGCTCCAGGCAATGTCAGCACGCCGACGCCGGGCGTCTCCACCACGCCGGTCGGACAATACACCTACGACAGCTACAACATCGCCAACCAGAACCGCCAGAACCAGCAGGCCGGGCTTTACGGCCTCGCCGGCACGCTCGGCGCCGCGACGATCATGTCGGACCGGCGCTTCAAGGAGGCCATGGTCCCCATCGGCAAGCTGCCCAACGGCCTGACCATCTGGTCCTTCCGATACAAGGGCGAGGAGGGCTTCCACCAGGGGCTGATGGCGGATGAAGTGCGCGAGTTGCATCCGGAGGCCGTTATCAACATGGGCGGCGTCGATCACGTCAATTACGAAATGGCGGTGCATTAATGGCTCTCCTGGATGCAATCACCGGCGCCAACAGTGGCAATTCTGGCGACAGCGGCATGACGCCCGACGCCATCGAGCTGCGGCGCAAGCTGGCGCTCGCCATGCTCGGGCAGAGCCAGTCTGACCCCGTCAAGAGCACGCCGCAGGGCCTGAACAGCGTCGCCAAGGCGCTCATTTCGGCCTACCAGATCAACAAGCTGGACAAGGCGGATAAGACTGGCCAGACGCAGGCCGACAATTTGCTGATGAGCGTGTTTGGCGGCGGCGCTCCCGCTGCTCCAATGAGCCCATCCTCCGGCCCACCCCCCTCCTTCGCCAAGCCGGCGCCATCCGCCAATACGCTGACCGGCGCCATTGTCGGCGCCGAGAGTGCTGGCGATCCCGATGCGACCAACCCGATGTCGAGCGCGACCGGGCGCGGCCAGTTCATCGCCTCCACCTGGGAGGACCTGATGAAGCGGCACAAGTCGGACCTCATCGCCGGCAAGACGCGGCAGCAGATCCTCGACATGCGCCGCATCCCGGAGCTGTCGGACGAACTGACCGGCATCTATTCGAGCGAGATCCAGGCAGACCTCACCAAAGCCGGCTTCGAGCCGACGCCCAGCAACACCTATCTGGGCTATTTTCTCGGACCCGACAGCGCCAAGAAGGTGCTGAAGGCCAATCCGAACACGCCCCTCGTCCGCCTGCTCCCCGCCGACACGCTGCGCGCCAATCCGTTCCTCATCCGCATGACGGCGGGCGGGGTGCAGGACATGACCGGCAAGAAGATGGCTGGGGTAACGACTGACGGTGCCGCAGCGTCCGCGCAGCCCGTCAATCTCAGCGATAATCCGGCTCAGGCAGCGAATGTGCAGCGCGCCGTCGCGCTGATGCGCAATCCGCGCACGGCGGCCATCGGCCAGGCCATGCTCGCCAAGATCGCGACGACCGATGTCTCGCCGCAGCAGCCCGTGATCATCAAGGTGCCCGGCGAGAACGGAGAAGAGGTCTCGATGGTCTGGAATCGTCGCACCGGCGGCCTCGATCCGATCTCATCGCTCACGGGCACGCCCAGCGGTCCTCAACTTGAGCCGATCCGTCTCGCAGCGGCCTCTGGAGCCGCAGGAGCCCCACAGACGGACGCAGCGCCGATGGCCCCTGCCGTGCGTCCTCAGCCCATTCAGGCTGTTGCACCCCCCTCTGCGCCTCCACAGGCCGCTGCTCCGATGCTGGGCGGCAATATGCCGACCGAAAACATCGGCGAGGTTGGTCCGTCCAGCCTCATGGTGCAGTCCAATATTGCGACCAAGGGCAATATGCTCCCCAACCCCGCGCAGGCTGGAGCGCCTGCCCCGGCCGCTGCCCCAGCAATCACCGGCGAGGTCCCGGAAGGCGCTCAGCGCGGCCCGGCGGCGAAGAAGGTGCCGGATGGCTATATCCATCGTCAGGCTCCCGGTGGTGGTTTCCTCTATGACGCCAATGCCCGGCCGATCTTCGAGCTGAAATCTGAGGCCGATGCGCGCGCCAAGGGCACGGAGAAGCGTGAGGAAGCGCGTCGCGGCGAAGAGATGACCCAGCGGCAGGTCAAGGGCGATCTCACCCAGCTCGCGCAGAAGATCAACGAGGCCACGCCCGACGAATGGAACCTGGGCGCTGGTCAGTATGGTGGCTCGAATGCCGGCATCGCTGACGACCCGGTGACCTACGCCATCGGTTCGGCGAAGCGGGCCGGCGTGGCGCTCGGCGAACAGCTTTTCGGCACCCAGCGCGAAGGTCGCTCCGCTAACCGTCTGCGCGCGGAATTGCGCTCTGCCGGCGCCGATCTCGTCATGACTTACCGGGCGATGCAGAAGGCGCGAGGCGTCTCTGACAGCCAGCAGTCGAATGCCGATCTGGCCTTTCTGGAGAGCATTGTCGGCCAGCTCCCGGCCGCAAACAGTCGCGAGGAGGCTTACGCCATCCTGAACGAGAGCGTGCGGCCGATCTTCGAGCGTCTGACGGGCGAGCCGGTGGCTATGCCGAAATTCCAGGAAATGAAGAAGGTCAAGCCCCAAGGCAATCGCGCCACTTCGCAGACCGTGCTTGAGGCCATGACGGCGGCGAGGGGGTTCTGATGATGGATGACATGAACAAGCAGGGCCTGATCGACTATTTCCGCACGAAGAACGGCGCGCCTCAACAGCCCCAGGCCCTGGGCGCAAGTGGCGATTCCGGGAAGGAAGCGATGGCGCGCAGCATGATGGGGAATGTTCTTGGCGGCCCACAAGCCAAGAATGCTTTCCAGGCCGGCGACCAGATCGCCCGCGCCGCGCTGCTCCAGAGCATGTTGAAGCGTGCCCAGGCTGAGAAGACGGCTCCGGCACTGCCGAACGTGCCCGGCACCCTCGTCCAGTAAGGAATGCCCTGATGCCGAGAGACGGATCAGATTTTGTGCTGTCTTTGCCGAGCGGCCTTCTTGGCGTGGCACTTCCGGCAGACGCGCCATCCTTGGGGCGTGATCCGGGTGTTTTCGGGCGTGAATTTGTGACCTTCGCGGCAGTGCGTTCTAGCGAGCTGTTTCGCTCCGCTAGCCCGCCCTCCAAGCGCAAGTCCTTCGGTATACACTCTTCGCTCAGGCGCGATTATCTCGGCCAGAGACAGTCCTTGGGCCGCTCGATAAAGGATCGTGTCGGTCTTGAGGCCGGATTTCTCGGCCAGATCTGCGGCTATGTAAGAGACACCGTCTGCCATAATTTTCCGCGTAATGCGTTGATTTCGTTGCTGTTCTTTGCGGGTAGACCACTTGCAATTGTCAGGATTGTAATCACCATCGTTGTCAACACGATCGAGAAGCATTCCTGGAGGTCTCGGCGACATATCGGCCTCAAAGAGGGCATAGCTTCCCCAACGCTCGCAGACCTTAATCCCTCTTCCGCCATAGTCTTCCCACTGGCGAAACTTAGGATTTGTGCAACGCTGTCTCATATCAACCCAGACATGATAAAGTGGCGGCATAGTTTTAAACGGCATTGGTTCGCCTCTTGCTATGAGATTGTCTTGATAGATCATAGCATAGAGTGCCTAGATACGGCAATGGGAGGCTGACTTGCCCCGAGACGGATTTGGAAGCTACAGCACGCCCAATACCTTTTTGCCGAACACCGTCATGTCGGCGACCGCCGTGAACCAGAATTTCACTGATGCCGGCACGGCTCTGACAGGCTCGCTGGCCCGCGACGGCCAGTCCAGCATGACGGGGCAGTTCAAGGCGGCGGCTGGCACGCTCGGCGCTCCTGGCATAGCCTTCGGCGTCGATACCGACACCGGCTTCCGTCGGGCGTCCGAAGACGAGATGCGCTGGGTCGGTGGCGGGCAGGATCGCTTTTACATCGACAGCACGGGCAAGGCGTTCCTGCTCGGGGACCTCAATGTCGGCGGTGATGTCGGCTTGTCTGCGCCAATCGTCATTGCGACGACCTCGGCCAGCCTGCTGACGCTGCGCCGGACCGAAAACGACACCACGCCGCGCACCGTAGAGGAATATCGCTCCGGGTCGGGGGCCGGCGCGAAGGCCGATTTGCAGGTCGTCGGCGATGGCAACAATGCGGTGGTGACGGCACGCTGGCGGGTGAATTCAGCCTCAGTTTTCCAGGCAACCTCCTCCCTGTTCACCCACAATGTCGATACGGTCATCGGCGCGAATATGGCCATCGACACCGATGGGTTCATCGATTTCTCAGAAATTGCTGAGCCCTCTGCACCGGCGTCCAATGTGGCGCGGCTGTTCTGCGTCGATGTCGACGGCCAGACCCGGCTCGCCTTCAAGAATTCGTCTGGCGCCGTCGCTTACATCCCATCTGCGATGACACGGCAGCAGTTCGATTCTGCCGGCACTTGGAACAAGCCGGCGAGCGGCACCATCGCTTTCATCCAGGCATGGGGCGCTGGTGGATCTGGCGGCCGAGCCGGCAGTGGCGACGGGGGTGGTGGCGGCGGCGGCGGTTGCTACTCCGAGCGCTACGTGGCGCTGGCCAGCCTCAGCAATTCGGTCTCCGTTACGGTCGGCGCTGGCGGTGCCGCCCAGACCTCTGACAACACCGATGGCAATCCGGGCGGTGACAGCTCCTTCGGCGCCTACCTGCTCGCCTATGGCGGCGGTGCGGGTAATGGCGATGGAACGGATAATGGTGGCGGTGGCGGCGGTGGCCTGACGGCGGCCGGCTCCAATGGGTCTGGCGCATCTGGCGGGGCAGGCGGCGGTCCTGTCGGCACCATCGGCGGCACCTCCACAGCAGCCGCCAACAATTCCAATCCCTTCGGCGGCGGCGGTGGCGCGTCCTCCGGCTCTGCGGCTGGCGGCGGTCTCTATGGCGGTGGTGGTGGCGGCTTCGGCAGTGCCGCCGGCTCGCCCACGGCAGGCGGCTTCAGCGTCTTCGGTGGAGGCGGTGGTGGCGGTGGCGCAGACAGCTCGGCCGGAGCGGCTGGCGGCACAGCAATCATCTATGGCGGCAACGGCGGTGCCGGGACAATCGATACGAATGTTGCAGTTTCGGGCACGGCTCCGGGTGGTGGTGGCGGTGGCAGCGAGAACGCCAATTCCGGTGCTGGAGCGGCGGGCCGCGTAATCGTGATGGTGTGGTGACAGGAGTAAAAAATGCAGAATGTTATTGAGGTCTGGGGAAGCTCGAATGTCGGATACGTCAATCCTGGCGCAGGACTTGAACGGCGCATTGCATGGGATGGCGGCCGTGGATGGTTGGTTGTTCAGGGCTTCAACAGTCCTGGCGTTCAAATAAACTCTGAAATAATGGTGCATCTCGATTTGAGTACTGTGCCAACCATATCGCCGTTGCCAGATCTTGGCCCTATTACTGCGAGTGGCACATATCCATTTGAGGCCCCTAAGGGGGATCTTCGTTTTGGCATCAATCTATCGAGCGGCGACAACGTTGCTTGGGACGCGGTCTTTATAATCAAGGTCTAGGCGTCATGCCCAGAAACGGAAGCGGCACCTTCTCGATCCTGACGCCGATCCAGATCGGCGCCCTGCGCTCGTCTTCGGCGGTCAACGCCGATTTCGCCGATGCCGGCGACGAAATCACCAATTCGCTGCCGATTGACGGTACGGCTGGCATGAACGGGACGTTCAAGGCGGCCGATGGCGAGCAGACCGAGCCCGGCATTGCCTTCGTGGCCGATCTCAACACCGGCTTTCGCCGCTCCGCGCCGGATGAGATGCGCTGGGTGGCAGGCGGTATCGACCGGGCTATCCTGGATGAGGACGGTGCCCTAACCTTCCTCAACGGCATCGATGTGGCCGGCTCGGTGAATTTCAGCACCGCTATCGTCCCGCAGTCGCTGTTCGCCACCGACGCTGTCGTCATGGCGCTCGGCCGGGAGGAGAACGACACCTCCGAACACGAACTGATGAGCTACGAGGTCGGCGATGGTTCTGGTGCCAAGGCCAGCCTGCGTGTGGTTGGTGGCGCAGCGAACAATGTCGCCACCATGCGATTTTACGTCAATGACGTGAAGGTCTTCGAGTGGACCTCGACACTCTTCTCGCACGCGGTCGATGTCGCCTATGGCGCAAATCTGCGCGCAGGGACAGACGGCTATTTCGACATCACCGAGATCGTCGCACCCTCGGCGCCGACCTCGAATATTGCTCGCCTCTACTGCCGGGATGCCTCCGGCATCAGCACGCTGTTCTACAAGACGGCGGCCGGCGAGCAGGACATCCCGACCGACGCAAATCGGCAGGTCTTCACCTCGTCGAATACCTGGAGCAAGCCATCCGAAGGCACCATTGCGCTGATCGAAGCTTGGGGAGGCGGCGGTGGAGGAGCAATCGGCGCGGGTGGCGGCGGCGGGGCTTATGTGCGCCGCATCATGCCGCTTTCTGCGCTCGCGGGCACCGTGAGCGTCACCGTAGGGGCGGGCGGGAACAGCAGTGATGGCGGAAATAGCAGTTTTGGCTCTCATGTGACCGCCTACGGCGGCGCCGTCGCCCAGGGAGGCGGTTCAGGTGGCCCGGGTGCAGGTGGTGGCGGACTGCTCGCCAAAGGCGTCCAGGCCGGAGCTGGCGGGACTCCAAACGGTAGGCTCGGCGCGGACACATGGGGTGGCAACGACGGAGAATCCAATCCGTTTGGTGGCGGCGGTGACGGATTGGGCGGCACCAATATTCCGGCGTCTTTCTTTGGCGGCGGCGGCGGCGCAGGCACAGGCGGGAATCCAGGCGCGTCGATTTTCGGCGGCGGCGGCGGAGGGTTTGGCGGGGGAGGCATATCTGTGTATGGCGGAAATGGCGGAGTAGGGAGTGCCGGGTCGGCACCCGGTGGAGGTGGCGACAATTCCGCTTCTGGCGCGCGCGGCGAAGTCCGCATCACCGTCTGGTAATTTCCTCAAAGGGATCAATCAATGCGGCTTCCTGTAATCAAGGATGGCGTCGTCATCAATGTTGTCGAAATGGACGCCGACACGCTGTGCGTCGATAAGGCGACACACCAGCAGATGCTGGCCGATGAGGATGACGGCCATCGAGCTGCGCTCGCGCTGTGGGGTGCCGACATATCTGAACGCCACGCAGCCATCCAGCAGGCTAAGCGCAACCTGTTCATGGCGTCAGGCTTCGCCTCGGCTGTGAAGAATCAGGTTCGCGAGGGCAAGATCTCCGGCGATGGAGCGCTCACCAGCGTGCTGACGGCTGACGCTGAGGTCGAGGCATGGCAGGCAAAGATCGCCGACATGAAAGCCCAGCCACTGCCGGAACGCCCGATTCTGGTGCGCGGGCGGCGCTGGATCTGCCCGGAAGGCTGTATCCTTGGCCCAGAAGGTGGTCAGAAGGGCGATATATGGACCGGAGAAGCCTATGTGAGGCCGGCTCATGAGGAAGACGCCGCATAATGGCCGACAAGCCCGGCGTCGCATCGGCATGGCCTGACCATCGCTTCGATAATGACGGCAGTCTCATCCTGGGCGGCATTGCTGACGCCTACACCGCGACGACCGCGCGGAGGATCAGGGGCTATTATCGCGGCCTGCGCATCTGTGGCCGCATTCCGGCGACCAATACCGGCCCGAGCACCATGGCGGTCGATAAGGCACCGCCTATCGACATTCGCAAGGCCGGCAATACCGCGCTCGATCCGGGCAATCTGATTGCCGGCACCTATTACGACTTCATCTACGATGACGTGAACAACGTCATGCAGGTGGACGATACGCCAGTCGGCGGCGGCCCCACGGGTCCGACTGGGCCAGTTGGCCCGACAGGTCCTACCGGTCCTGCCGGAGCAACCGGAGCGACAGGCGCTGGCGCGACGGGTGCAACAGGTCCGACCGGGCCGACAGGCGTCACGGGCGCGACTGGCCCGACAGGTGTGACGGGGCCAACCGGACCGACTGGGGTGACTGGTCCAACGGGCGTGACAGGCGCAACAGGTCCAACCGGAGTGACCGGCGCAACTGGTCCGACGGGTGTCACCGGACCCACCGGCCCGACTGGTGTAACCGGAGCTACGGGTCCGACAGGCCCAACCGGCCCAACGGGTGCTGATGGCATCCATCCTGGCTACCGCTTCCGGTTCGATAGCTCGACCGGCATGGCCGATCCGGGCGCGGGGGATTTCCGGCTGAACAACGCCGCGCTCGCCAGCACCACAGCGATGGCGATTTCGGACAATTCTGCCGATACCGGCAATCCGGATGTCTCGACCGCAATCCTTGCCTGGGACGACAGCACCAATCCCATTCGCGGCACCCTGCTAATCAAGAAGATCTCGGCGCCGCAGAATGTCGCCGTATTCAACATCACAGGCGGCTCGACCGACAATTCCGGCTGGACACAGCTCGCCCTGACCTATGTCATCCATGCGGGCTCGTTCAGCGACACCGATGCGTGCGTGATCGAGTTCTATCGCGCTGGCGATGTCGGTGCGACAGGCCCGACCGGGGTCACCGGGCCAACAGGTCCAACGGGTGTGACCGGAGCAACTGGGCCAACCGGCGTTACAGGAGCGACCGGCCCCACGGGCGTTACGGGACCAACGGGTCCTACCGGCCCGACTGGTGTGACCGGCGCGACAGGGCCGACCGGAGCAACAGGTCCGGCGGGCGTTGGCACGGTCGTCGCCCAGGTCTTCACCGGCTCTGGCACCTATACTCCGACCACCGGCATGGTCTACTGCCTCGTCATTTCCACCGGCGGTGGCGGGGGTGGCGGGGGCGCAGATTGCACGGATACGTCAGCCTCGGCCAATGCAAGCGGTGGCAGCGCAGGCGGAACCTGCATCGAAATTTTCGACGCCGCGACCATCAGCGGCGGTCAGTCCATTAGCATCGGAGCGGCCGGAACGGCTGGTGGCAATACCGGCACCGACGGCGGCAATGGCGGAGACACGACCTTCGGGTCCCTGCACACGGCTGGCGGGGGTGTTGGTGGTGACGGCATCTCGACTGGGACTTCGGGGACAGGAACGCCCCGAGCTGGTGGCACCGCGACAGGCGGTGCGATGAATATCGTCGGGGGGTCGAGCCAGGTTGGATTTTATGCCACCAATGAAACCAGCGGCATGGGTGCCGTCTTGGGGGCTGGAGGGTCCTCTTTCTGGGGCGGTGCGGGTATCAGCTCCAGTACAACGTCAATCAACAAAAGCGGCAACTCCATCGCCGGCTCAGCGGGTTTTGTCTATGGCTGCGGCGGCTCTGGCGCTCAGGCTTTGAACACCACCACGGGTGCCGCTGGCGGTGCAGGCATGTCCGGCGTCATCTTCGTTCTGGAGTTCTGCGCATGATCGATGAAATCCTGGCTCGTGCCCAGACCCGCAAGCTCCATGGGCTGTCAGCTATGCCCTATGCGGTGGTCGAGAATGGCGTCGTCATCAACATGGTGATGTGGGACCCCAATGAATTCCCGGACTGGAAGCCGGTGCGCGGCGAACTCGTCCAGAGTGACGGCACCGCCGCCATCGGGCACGTCTATGCCGAGGGGCGATTCACCGATCCGAATTATGTCGAGCCGGTTTTGCTGCCGCTGGAAACGGTGAAGATGCGCCGGATTCGCGAGGTCAACTCGCAATTCATCTCGTCGTCCGGCGGCCTGTTCGTCTCGCCCGAAACGGTGAAAGAGATGCGCGATGGGGCGCTCGCCGCCATCGAGCAGATCAAGCTGGCCGAGACCCGTGAGGATGCCCTGCACATCCGCAATGCGGCGCTGGTGGCCCTGCTGACGGCCGAGGCAGTCGCCGAGGGCGGGTTCGTCGGATGAAGATCATCGCCGATCATCCGCTCGCCCATATCGATCTGCTCCGGGCCTGGGAACGGGGGGAATCGGCGACTGCGCTGCCCCGCATCGACATCGACAAGGCTGACGCGACGGTCGGTATCAAAGCCTGCCTAGCCTATAAAGGCGAACCGGCGCTGATTACCTGGACCTCGGGCACCACCGGCGCCCGCAAGGGCGTCATCATCCCATGGCAGACCATCGAGCGCCGCGCCGCGACCTCGCATGAGCTATATGGCGGTGCCGACCCATTGGCGGTCGTCATGTCATTGCGAGGACAGGGTGTCGGCACGCTCATGCCAGCGAAATTCGGCAGCACCATCATTCCTGTCGATCCGGACAGCCTCGCCGAGGCGAGGGTTCTCATCGAGCAGCGCGGCGTCACCTGCCTGTTCGCCACCATCGACAAGATCCGAGCCATGATCGGCAAGGGGCTGGTCCCTCGATCCCGCGAGCTGCAAAAGCTGGTCATCGCCGGGAATGTCCTGTCGGACCTTGAGCACCGCACGATTGTCCAGGCGTTCGGTGTGCCGGTCTATAACTGTTACGGCAGCACCGAAACCGGCACCATCGCCATCTCGGACGGCCAGACGAGCGCCCTCCGGCCAACGCCGAACGCCGCAATCCGGATCGCCGATGGTCTCGTCGAGGTGCAGACCGACATGATGGCGGCTGGCTGGCTGCATGGCGACATTCCGACCCCTGATGGCTGGTACGCCACCGGCGACATCGGCTATATCCATGATGGGATGATCGCCATCGAAGGACGGCGAAAATGACATTCCGCTTCCACGTTGTCGGCCTGCCGCACACCAGCGTCACGGAAGCTTTCACCGCCTGCGCCTTCACCGAGCGGGTGCGCAAATTCTGCGGCATGATGCACGGGCTCGGCCACCAGGTCTTCCTCTACGCCGGGCCGGAGAGCACCGCCGCCGTCACCGAGCACATCCCCTGCATCACGGAAGCGGAGCGCGCAGCCGCCGTCGGCGACGGACATTTCATCCACGCCAGCTTCAATTACGATCTCCCGCACTGGCGCAAATTCAACGAGAGGGCCATTGAGGCCATCCGCGCTCGCGCCGAACGCCACGATTTCCTCTGCCTCATCGGTGGCATCGCCCATAAGCAGATCGCCGACGCGGTGGACCTGATGACGGTCGAGTTCAGCATCGGATATGGCGGCACCTTCGCCCGGTTCCGCATCTGGGAGAGCCGGGCCTGGCAGCATACCTGCTACGGCACCCTCCAGGAGGACCGAAACCCCAATGCCATCGACGGGCGCTTCTATGATGCGGTGATTCCCGGCTCCTTCGATCCGGCCGACTTCCCCTTCCGGGCCGAGAAGGACGACTACCACCTGTTCATGGGCCGGTTGACGCAGCGCAAGGGCATCGAGATCGCCGTGGAAGCCTGCCAGCGCCTCGGCAAGCGCCTGATCATCGCGGGGCAAGGCGATCCGCCCGCCTATGGCGAGTATGTCGGCGTCGTCGGGCCAGAGGAGCGCGGGCGGTTGATGGCCGGAGCGCAGGCCGTGTGGGTGCCGACCATCTACATCGAGCCATTCGGCAATGTCGCGGTCGAAGCGCAGCTCTGCGGCACGCCGGTGATCTGCACGCCATGGGGCGCCATGACCGAGACGGTCGAAGACGGCGTCACCGGCTTCCATTGCCACCTGCTGCGCGAGTTCATGGCGGCAGCCGAGGATGCGCGCGGGCTCGACCGGCACGCCATCCGGGACCGGGCGGTCAGGCTCTATTCGACGGATGCGGTCGCCCAGAAGTACCAGAAGCACTTCGAGCGTCTTGCCACCGTCTGGGGCAATGGCTGGTATACCGTCTAATTCATCCGTGGGCTGCTGAGCGCGCAAACGCCCAACAGCCCTGGCTGCCGACCGAACAGGGCCGGCGAGCAGCCATAGCGAAAATGCGTCCTAATCCCGACATCAGGAAGGCGATCATGCCCCAGCAGGGAACATACACCAATGGCAGCGGAGAACCCCGTCTACCTCCTGCTCGACCGTATCCGGGAGACGCAGCTCCGGCAGACCGTCATGCTGGAGGAGCTTACGCGCTCGATGAAGACGAGTTCGACCGCTTCTGGAGCCGCCGTTTCGCCGATGAGCGGATGGTTGCCGCTGCTGAAGCCGATAGGAGCCCTCACAGCCCAGTACGCGACTGGCCTGCTGGTGATGTCCTACGTCCTGAAGGGCGGGGACGCGATGACCGCAGCCGAGGTCTTGCTCAGGCTTTTGTAATTGGTGGGCGCTGGGTGTTTTTGGGCAGCTTGCTGCTCTTGGCGCTGGTGACGATCTCGAAACACGCCGTCAGCCGCCCCGAGGCGCATCAGCCGCTGCCTGTCGTCATCAGCCCGGCACCGCCGCCGAGCCCGTTCGACAGCGTCTCTGTGGTCGAATGGGGCCGGACGCAGCTCGATCCCAGCGACCGCCATGCCCAGCCACTCCTGTTCAGCGGGGCGTTAAAATAGGGTGGTCGCTTTAGCCTGTGGACTGTTCATTAAATGGTTGCCATATAGGCAAACCTCATATAGTGGGAAACATGCAACCCGTAGTTGCATTAGTTCTCAACACACCCTGTTGGTTTCAACCGACGGTTAGTGGCGCGAATCAAAATATTAACCGACTCAAGACATCATAATTAATAAAATTGAAGACGCCGATGCCCGTCTCAAGGGCACCGGCGGTGGAGGTTTTAGTCGGGTCGCTCTACTTGCAGAGGGGCGACCTGACCGTCTTTTCCCAGATCAGTTTGATCCGAGAAAGCTGGTTTTTGCGCTGCCGCCAGAACAGGCGACTTGGCGCTGGCCTAACCGATCCACCGGAGTGTTTCGGCTTCGGATACGCGGTCTTACTCAATGGGTCTCCCATTGCGGTGAGCCAACTCGGCTCGAAAGCCAGCTTGTTACGCAGCTGGAAACCCTGATTTGCGGGGGTTTGGAAGACCTTCAGGTCGGACCGATGTCACCTGTCTTATTTATGCAGGTCGATTCGTCCAACTAATTTCTAGGCGCGAATTTCAATTCCGTGAAAAATTCCACTGCTTTTTGCGCAGTGCAGCCCTGCGTCAACCGAACGCCGCCATCACGACCATGCCGCCGCCGATGGCGAGCGTGCAGAGAGCCGCAAGGGTCAGCACACCCCGGAAGTGCCTGACCGTGACCAGCATCAGCCAGAGCGGCGTGGCAAACAGGAACAGCACGACCCAGATCCACATCGGCATCCAGCGGCTTTCGATTTCGGTCGACATCAGCATCATCTCCTTCCCGGCCTTCACGACAGCAGCCCCAGCGCCGCCCGCGTCTCCTGAAGCTGTGCGATCAGCTGATCCAGCTCGGCGGGCTCGATCACCACGCGGAACGTGACCTTGCCGTCCTCGATGAACTCGATTGAGGCCAGCCGGTTGGCAAAGTCGACGCCGGTGGTGATCGCCTCGATTCTGGCTACTCCACCCCGGCGGGTCATTTTTTGCTGCCCGCGCTGCTGGTGCCGCCCGGCGAGCCGAACAGCAACGTCAGGACGGCACTGCCAGCCAGCTCCGGCCAACCTATGAAGCCAGTCGCGATGGCGTAGCCAACGCATCCAGCCATCACCACATCGACGATTCTTCCAAATTCCGTCATCTCAGTTTCCTTTGGGGATGGCCCGCAGCACCGCCACGGGCCGCTGTTTCATCGAGAAATTGATGATCTGAGGGCTCTGCCCCAGGGATCATCATCATGGGCCGCGCTGTTCGTTCGGACCCGTTGCTATGCTTTGAATTAGAAGGTCCCTGTGAATATTCAGGGACCCCTCAAGCTTCAGTATGAAACCTTCGGTTGTATCCGTCCTGCGGAAGGAACTCCACTCCTTGCCTCTGGCTTTACACATCGCCGTGGTGATGGAAGTAGGTTCCGGGTTCTCTGGTCATATTGTTTCCCCTTCTCTTGGTGATTGGCCCGCAGCGGTGAAGCCACGGGCCGGGGTGATCAGCTCTGGTTGGCCTGTGCCCGCTCGGCGACCTGTCGGCTGGTGGCTACGATCTCAGCCTTCTCCGCCTCCCGTTTTGCGGCAGAAGCATTCCAACTTTCCCGCCGGTTCGCGGCCACGTCTTTCAATGCCACGATGCCGGCCATATAGATTTCCATCATGCCAAGGGCGTCGATATCGATGCTCTCGATGATGGCGATCTGCTCAGGTGTCACATGGAAGCGCAGCTGCTCCAGCCCTCGGCTAAAATCACCGCTTATGTTGGGATGCCTATGGGCATAAGTTCTCTTATCCATTTCAGTCTCCTATGATCCGTCCCTATCACCGCACCGGGCTGTGAGCGGGCTGCTGGACGGGTGGTAGCCCGGTTCATTGTGGGCTGATCGCCCGAATTCGCGGCCGGCATGTCCTCCGGCGGGGAAGGAGGGGCGGCACGCGCCACCTCCAGTTTCACGTCACCACTGGCCCGTCAGCGCCGCCTTGCCGGCCACGACGCCGTTCTCGGTCCCGACCGCAATCGAGCCGCCGAACTGCCACGTCTCATCGAGCTTGAAAGCGGCACCGCCGCCGACCGCGGTCTTGTCGTCGTAAAAGCCACCGCTCACCGAAGCCGCGAAGCGCTTGTCGACGTGCGGGATGTTGAGCGCGCCGATGGTCGCCAGACCCTCGTGCATATCGGACGGGTCAAAATCCTTCCCGTCCTTGCCGGCGATGCCCTGATTGCCTTTCAGGCCCTTATCCCCCTTATCCCCCTTGTCGCCCTTCGGACCCTGAGCCCCATCGACGCCGTTGACGCCGTCCAGACCGTTCGCTCCAGCGACCCCCTGTGGGCCAGCTTCGCCCTGAGGACCCTGCGGTCCGGCTACGCCTTGCTCGCCCTGCGGGCCTTGCGGGCCTTGCGGACCCTGCGGACCGACAGGACCTGGCTCACCTTGTGGACCGGCCGCTGGGCATGGAAGCTGCCAGTTGCCTCCGCAAGGAAGCGGATCGGCTTGTGCCCCGGACGACACGGCACCGGCCAGAGCCAGAGCTGTCAGAAAGGTGACTGCTTTCGAAAACTTCAT